CGTAAAAGAATTTACCTACTTGAGTGATAAGAATCCCTTTTTGCCACTTAAGATGTCTGACTTATCAGAATCAATTTATGCCGAAGATCTCATAGAGCTCTTGGCTGCTGCCCCCCCACATGATATTGGTCTAGATTACAAGATGCCACATATCACAAAGATGTTTCAAAAGTTTCCTGAGCGAAAAGCCAGGATCATCCCATTCACAACAGTGCGCCTCCCATCAAGGCTCTGCTCGCCCCTCATTGAGTACCCACAATTTGCAGCTGAATTCTTCATGGACCCGACTAGTGATACTGCCAGGGGTTTAAATCAACTAACTCTGGACAATCTGTACAGTGCAAAAGTCTGCGTCCACCGATATTTGCAGTCACATTTCATCAGCCCTTATCAAGCAAGCACGAAAATCAGCGATTTCCTTGATACCGTCAATTTGATCAACGAGGATGTTACCAAAGTATACTCAATAACGAGAGCGTTCATATACAGTACTGCCCACAAGTTAAGTAATAAATGCTTAGAACTAGACATGAATCAGGCAAGAATGCGGCAAGGAGAACAGTATCCTGAAGATATCCCCTACTCTAAGCCGCCCGGTTATTTGGAATTGATGACCAAGGTAAGAGCAGCCATGACTAGGAAATTAGCTAGTGTGGATACTCCTAGTTTCACTTATCATGATTCAGATGACGGGTTTGTCATAACCACTGTGGGTGGTGATGGGTTCTTGATTTGCCCACCACGTCAGTCATCAAAGTGGTTCATATTGCTCACCGATCGAGTGACTGTGATGTATCATACCATGTCAGGAGTCTTGTCGGTCACACCTAGTACTTTCTCAGACTATGCTATGACTAGGTTCGAGGTGTTGCACAATCTCAAGCTACTTTCTAATTCTAGTGATAGCACAAAATACAAGCTTCTGACTGAATGGCTAATCTCAACTACCAATCACATTGGAAAGCATGTGGCTTTAGTCTCATTCATGAAGTCATATGAAGGTGTGGTTAACATGATAGCAGACTTCAAGGCATCTAGTTTCTGTAGTGTAGCCTCATTCCGAGATGGCCTGCAAGAGTTGTGCATTATTAGCAAAGATATAGACGGAATCGAGGTGACAGCTAAGGAATTCATCATGCTATGCTTTAAGAGCAAGGCTAGTAGTACTGCTTATAGCACTACCAAATCTCAAGATTCTTTGTTATTGAAATTAGCTATTGCACTGAGGGACCTATCACCAGTAGAATTGCTCGAAGCGTCTTCATTCCATAAGTTCTTACACTATGCTGTTATTGATGAATTCAAAGGAATAGAGAAATATGCAAAGAGGACCATGACTGAGAGGCCAGTTAAAGGAGACCACATCAAACTTCTCCGTGCAAAGTTCAATCAAATATACGTCCAGACTTACATAAAGAGGCACAATCGTTTACCGAAGATTTTACTTGATTCAAAGAAATATAATGAATTGCAACCAGCTGATGCACTAAAAGAAGAAACTGACCACAGTTTGGCTGAATTATATGGGGAATTGGCATTATCATTCAAGTTAAAAGAATCTCCAGTATGCAAAACTAAGCCCCTGATCTGGTGGTATGCTATTCGACCATATGATACAGAGGACTCTGTATTCACAGGCAACCCTATAGAACACGCCAAAGATAAGCGAGCTTGCTTGAAAGCTGGGGACCATTCTCTAAAGTGCTCTGTGAAGGAG